TCTGTTGTTCCTATCTTTTCCCAAAATTTCTTCATAAACTAAAAATTGATTTAAAGAATTTAACCCATGAGCCGCCATACTTCACGTCTACTACATTAATCTTAGTAATAGAAACGTAATAAATTACCGCACATAAAGAGGCAATGATCCCAAATACGGGTTGCCATTGAATTACCAAAAGCATGAATAAAGCCTCCATACCGTGTTGAATCTTGTGAATCATCGTCTGTTCCATTAGTATAATGAGTAAAAGTTTTTTATGTTAGTTTCTATATTCGTTCTATCGCTTGATTTGTCCGAACTCCATAGGACAAACTCCGTCAAATTACCACTACCAAATAGCGAACTTCCGGCCCTTGAATAAATGTAAATAGCTCCTGAAGCAGTTGTATTACTTACAGGCGAACCCGTTACACTGCCATTGGATTGAACAGAACCATTCTTATAATAAGCTCCGCCTGAACCATTATAGATTTCCGTTGCCAGAATTAAATTAGAACCAGCCCAGCCACTAACTCCAGAGCCATAGTTAAGTGAACCACCACGATTCCACAACCAAGGGGCATTGTTTGAACCGTAAAATGTAAAGCCAGGGTTTGAGACCGCATTGGTGGTCTGCTCAATAAAAAAGGGATTACCCGTTGTGCATTTTGTCACCATGAATAAACCCTGATAAGCGTTTAGGGTAGCACTTGCGGTAACTAAGAAATCATCTGAACCATCTAATAAAAGTGATGGCCATAAACCCTGATATTCTATTGCCCCTGCATTTACTATTCTCGGTTGCTTCCCGCTTGTGCTTTGTGAGGCATCAATCCCATTTCCTGACTGATCATACCATTTTACCAAATACCCAGAGTTAGCACCGCAGAAAGTTTTTAAAGTGGCCGTGTCTAAATAGTTATTGACAAATCCTATATCACTTTCCGTATTTCCACCGCTTTCCCTTACTCTAATAGCTGAACCAGTATAAGCGTTCCTTAGTTTCCTTAAAGAATAGCCAATGGCCGCAGATGGGTAAACATCTAATATAAGTGTATCATAGGAAGTGGTGGTCCCTGAAGAATAAAAAGGATTTGCCCGGATGATTTGAGCATCCGAAAGAAAAGGAATGAATAAAAGTAATATCAATAACCTCATAGCTTTCTCGCTTTATAACCTAAAAGAGTTAAAGAAAAATAAATAGGCTTTGTAGTAACAGTATCAGTTTTTACCCATACCCAGTTCCCTGGAGGGATCTTCTTATTATCAGGAGTAGTTGAAACCCCTACGCTCGTATTGGTCAAAGCCGAGGGGCTGTTAACCAATTTAGTAGCCCCTGCCGTTACGTTTAATGAATCGTTGAAGTAAACATAAGGAGTAACCGAAGGAGAAGTACCTAAAACAATCGCCCGAATGGACGTGATTATTAAAGTATCTGACCCATCGTTATAAAAAGAACCGTAAATAGTTGAAGTGGAAAAAGTAGAAGTATCTCCGGCCTGATTGCCACCACCGCCGAAAGTAGCGAGAGTGATAGTATCTATTTGCAAAGTAGCGTGATAACCTAAATCAATCACAGGGGTTGAGCCACCTGTTGAGGTTATTCGGTTAGTTGTTCCAGAAACAGAACTAACCCCACCACCCCCACCAGTTGTGGTATCTGCCAACGTAAATTCACCTGTTGAAGTGTTCCATCTTACTGCTTTATTCCCTACTCCAGTAGAAAGCGAAGGGGCAAATATTTTCCTTCCAAATGTTACATCATTAGAACCATCTGCACTCAATGCAGCCGTAGTATTTGAATAACCGTTGGTAACTAATTTAATGGTAGAAGTACCGCCCGAAGCAGTATAAGCATCCGCATGAAGGACTATACCCGTTTCAGCATAGGTCATTAGATTGTTAGTCCAAAATGATGAAACTGTAACATTGTTCCCATTATATGCTATACCCCCTCTCTTAGTTGCATTGTTCACCGCCTGAAGTCCGGGTTGGCCCGAAGTGGATGAATTGGTAACCTTAACTACATCACCTGTCCATGTTAATTTAGTAGTGGAAGAAAGCCTGTCATCGTTGGTAAATACTCCAATTCCACTTGTACCACCAGAAAGGAAGGGGGCAGAATTTTCGTTTGTAGTTGTTAGGTAACCTAAAGAGGCTAATTTCTTTCTCCATGCTGCGGCAATTATTTTCCTACCTGCATTGTTTTCGTGAACGTGATCGCCACAATCAAATTGCTCTAATAAATTACCTGCCGTATCGCTTAAATAAGGTATGTGTTCATTTACCCTGTAATTCACCCCGGTAATTCTATACGGCTGACCCCCCATGATAGCGTTATTCATGGTGATCCATTTCTGATAAGCTATATTTCCATTAGTCGAACCCCAAATATCAATTAATCTTTGTCTGTCAGGGGTCATGGCCGAAACAATTACCGTTGCAGTAGATTTCTTTTGTGCGTTTATCGTGTCAATTAAAACCTGATAATCTGCAAGCGAAGTAGCTGCACTTACCGTATAGTCCAAGTTATTTAAACCTACCTCAACTATTATCCAATCATAGGTAGCTTTATTTGCATCTGCCTGCCATACAGCCATTTGTTGGGCAATCGTATGACCTGGAACGGCTAAATTTGTTATCGTTGTTCCTAAAGCAGAATCAGCCGTAGTCATTAGGAAATTTTCAATACCTAAACCACATGAATAAGTGGCAATAGTTGAATTGCCTAAAATTGCTCCTTTGGATTGAAGAGTAACTGAAGATCCACCCGTAGAATCTTTAAAGGCGAATGTATGATTACCACCCTTAACGTAAAAAACGGAATCACTGCCCGTCTTTCGGTAAAAATGTGTAATCCATTTATTGGCCGTATCTGAAATATTCAGCTTTAAATTTATGCGGTTTGACAAAGATGTGGTATCGGTAGAACCCCCTGAAAGCCCTGTCCAAGATGATCCGTTCCATCTATACAAAGTTCCATTCTTAATGGCTATGTGACTTTTAGAAATCAACTGAGCTGGAACTGGAAATGTATCCGATGGGACTTGTAAAATAGTATCAGCCCCACCTCTGCGGTAAATAATACCGTAATTAGAAGGATACTGAATTAACTGCCCAAATGACTGAAACGAAACCAACAATAAAACAATAAAAAGTAGTTTTCTCATATTTTTAATTTGACCAAACCAATACGTCTAATACCTCACCATTTACCAAAGCATCACCGACTTGTAAAACAATAGTACCATCACTTGACAGGATGCCCTTGTTACTTCCTAAATCCGTTCCTGTTACTTTAACTTTATCGGAATCGGTTGGAACAGTAGTGATAATTCTTTTGTAATCTCCTGCCCTATACACGCCTAAAACAATCTTACCCGCTAAACCGGAAACCGTTATAGTAGAAGTTTCCGAAGCCGTACCCGTATAAGGAATTATTTTTGTCCTTGCCATATCAAAATCAGTTTCAAATGTTACATCAGTCGCAGGGACTTGACAACGATCAGAAAGGAACTCAACATTTATCCCTACCTCAATACTCACCCCTGCAACCATATCTTCCAAAAATTCAGTATGAGGCGTAAACGTTGAATTATCCGAAATCTCCCAATCATCCTCATATTCAGAATATCTAAGCATGGCTAAAAAATCATCAGCCACTAAAGACATATCGCTTAATACCTCTGTTTCGTTTCCCTCTGTGTCTTCACTCACATGGACTCTATCTAAGAAATAAGCCCTTAGATTAAATGTCTTTAGCTTAGTAGCCCGACTATCCGAACCAGGGAGAAGTTCTAAAAAGCAAGCAGCGTAATTAACATCTCCATTGAAAGTGAACTCATGCGGATCACCGAAATAGAAGTTATTTATTTGCTTGTGGCTTAGGCTTAATGTCCTTAACCTGTCCACTATTTGATTCAGACTTAATGCCATGCTTTTGTAAATAAATTTTAATCTTCTCTATGGTCTTTTTGCTTACTGACTTACCCACAGTTGTTACAATTGTTTTTATCTAAATTGATAGGATACTCCCAATCATCTAAGTAAATCGGCATCGTAAATGCTGAATTTGTCGGTACTAAGGAATCAATCGTCTGACCCCCTGTTAAGTATTCAGAAAGGATTGATTGAGTAGCGTTTTGCTTTAAATACTTTACCATCCTCTCTCCGTACCACTCAGCCCTATCTTTATAGAAATTGGAAATATCAATTAGTTCACTCATGGTTGGCAGTTCGGTATTATCTCCTTGCTTTCTTAATACTCCTTTATTCCAGAACTGAAAAGGAAGAGCAATCGGTAAAGCCGACAGAACGTAATTATAAAGCGTGTCTATGATATAATCGTCAAGTAAGGTCTTATAATACCCCGTAGTTGTTCCCATACTTGTTATATCGGAAATGATTTTATTGAATAACGGAGTACCAAGTAAAGGATGGATATACATATCCTGAGCTGCTTTGATCTCTGGGTATAATAACTTATCATCAATATTCCCGTGAACTGCGGTTCTGTCCTTTAATATATCTACACTCAATAAGAGTACATTTTTGCTCATTTTGCTCTCTTTTTAACTACCACCAAACGATTCCATTGATGCCTACAAGTAGGGCTATCTCCCCAAAATCCTCCCCGTCTATCCCAAACCGAATAACCTACTCTTTGCGATATAAGCTCTATTTCAGCCCTCGAATAAACCCTGCCTAATTCTATCAGTTTCTTGCAAAACGGCCGTGTAGTGTCTATAATAGGCTTTAAACCGGGTTTAGCTTCGTAGGTGTACTTAATGAAAATATCCACCGTTTCTGGTTTCTCTACAGTATCCAAAACTTCCCGATTAATTGAATGTTCAATAATCGTATCCACTCCGATTATAGAAGTTGATTTAGTTAATACCCCTTTCTCCTCAAGTCCTTTTATTCGGTCAACTACATAAGACTTCTCCACCTCAAGTACCGAAGCGATAACCTCTGGAGTAATTCGTTTATCTTTTCTAATCAAATCAACAATAGCGGAATCAATTCCTTTCACATCAATAAACATCATCTTTTCATCATCAAACCGTGACCGTCTAACTACCGAAAAGTTCTCTCTTGCTTCCCCTATTTCAGCGAACATTTCAGCTACTTCCTCTTCAGAATAAACCTTAGAAAATTCTTCATCGGTACTTAACAAGACTGAAATTTCCTCATCTTGTAACCCTAAAGAAGTCCTGAGTAAAACAGTAGCCGCCTCCTTAGTTAGTTTCCCTTGTCCAAATTGACGAACAATCCGTAACATTTGTTGGTGTTGTCTTCCGGTCATGTTCTTAACCGCCTCGTTGGTGACAACTCCGGGAGTTTTAACATCGGGAGCCATTCCACTAATCGGATCAACTGGAATAATCTTTTGGGTGGGTACACCAAGCAAAGGGAGGAACAAGTCCAAAACTTCTTCTATTTGTTGCTGCTTAGCGTTACTATAAGTGTTTTTAAAAACCTCGTAAGAATCCTGCATCTCGTTTCTTCCACCGAGTTTCCCAGGCTCCATGATTCCGAAAAGAGTAGGGGAGGTAACCTCATGGCCTGCAAATATCTTAGCTTGTGTAGTTTTAGACAGTTGGTCAAATAGCTTATCTAAGTCTGTGGCTGAGAGATCATCCACCTGAGGTGGCTTAGAATCGTTCCTGTTGAAACTTAAAAGGGTCTTTCCGGCATTGCCTGAACCATTAAACTTCTCGTTCCACTTTTTCTCTAATTCCTTCTTTTCTTCAGGAGTAGGAACACCGTCAAAAAAAGAAACCATCTTGCCCGAAAACTGGCCGTTTTTAATTACCGATAAGTTATAAATAGAAATCTCGGCATCCGTTTCGATGTCATTTAATGCTGAGAAATACCCAGGTAAAGGATATTCGTTAGCCCCAGGTCTATATTCACAATAAGCGAATAACTGAACTCCCGTAGTCTTGGAAATATCGAACGGTTCAATAAACGTTGTTTTAGGTCTATGTGTCTTTGTCCACTCCTTAGAGTGCCACCATCCAAAAGATTTATCCTTTCTGATCTCGTGAAAAGGAGTGTGTAAAATCTCTTGAATCTTTCCGAGTGCGTTATAAATGATCTGCCAGTAAAAACCTCCGAATAACTCAATATCTTTTGAGGATTTTTCAAGTACCTTGTTTAAACTTTCTCCATGTCGGTTAACTTTCTTCAGTTGTTCAGCCGTACAATCAATACCCTTACCAATGATATATTTAACCTTATTATTTACTATCGCACCATGAACGCTTGACTTGTTATATAAGTGTAACAAGTGGTTAGGGAAATCGTTTTTCTCCCCAAATAAAATATAGTCCTTCGAGGGGACTTCCTTAAATTCAGGGACTTTGTTATCAGCAAATCCCAAAAACGCTATCCTGTCAAAATTACCCGCCATACTGTTTGAAAGTTGTAGTACCTGAGTACTCTGTGAACGTAAACTCCGAAGCAGGCTTTAAAATAGCTATTCCACTTTCCAGCCTCGTTAAACCTGTTACGGTTGTATTAGTCGAACTGTTTTGCTCATAAACCTCATACCTCCATTCCCCCGTCTGTTGATTGGCAAATTCTGTCGAAGTATCAATAGTGAATAAATTAAACCTATCCGGGTAGTCCGATTGGTCTTCATTAACGGAATAAATCTTATTGACTATACCCCTGGTAGTGATATTCGTAAATACAAATAAATAATAGCCTCCCGTTAAGGTTCTCCGTTCTGTTAACGTGCAAACGATTTCTTCTGAAGTTTCCCCTAATGTGAGAAGTATCATAAACCTAAATGGGGAAAAGGTGATTTTGTCCCAAAAAAAAGCCGACCCTACGAGGATCGGCCAACCAAAAGACACCCAAAGAAAAATTATATTGTGATAAGTCCAGCGATAATACCTGAAGAAACTTCCATAGCGGTATCCTTTTCTTCCCCGGTAAAAGTTAATTCGTAACCATTACGGTCACCGAAAGCCTTTCCAGTTCCAGCCTTGCCTCCGGCTCTTTGTAAACCGTTCTCTTTTCCGTATAACCAATACTTACCGTTCCTGTCCTCAACGACCGCCAACAGGCGATTCTGAGCCAGTAAAGCAATCTCGTTACGAGTAGCCGCTTGCATCTTGTTTAGAACAATAGAGATAGTTTGGTTAACGTAAGTAGTACCGTTTTCAATTGAATCCTGATACTCTTCCATTGCCTCCGCAGTTGCCCTTTGGAGGTTGTATTTGTAAAATGTTCGGTTATTAGCCTTAGCAATTGCAGATACAGTTCCAGAAGTAGAAGTTACACCGCTTACGTTATCAATCTCGATAAAGTAAACTGATTTAACTCCACCTGCGGAATCTCTACAATCAAGCGAATACGAACTGGTGAGGGCGCATGCCATATAAAATATATTTTTAAAGGGGTAGAATTAACTACCCCCTATTATGAATTAGCTATTTGCGTAGGCCACGATCTCTCCACCGTAAGCAATCTGCCATCCTCTACGGAATCGGAAAGAATACCTAACAGTTTCACCATCGGAACCATCCACCCAAAGACGTGCATCTTCTTCTTCACCCTCCATATCAACACCGAGGAACACGTTACGAGAGAAGTCCATAGCGAAAATACAAGGACGGTTAGCGTTACCAGTTACCAGGTACATAGCATCCAGACCGTGAACAGGTACGATTTCATGCACTGAACCTTCAGCGAGGATATTTTTCTGATCTCCAGAACCTACTGCAACGTGGTAGAGGTTTGCATCCATCAAAGCCTGACGATAGATTTCAGCGGCATCGTAACCCATGTAAATTTTTACATTAGGATTACCCTTCTGAGCCGCAGGGATATTAAGAATGATATTCTTAACGATTGCTCTTGCGTTGGTAGCGTTGAAAGTTGATGCAGTTGCAACTACAGGAGAAGCGGCTTTGATGATCTTAATCAAACCATCATACTTATTAAGGTAGCCATCACCTGCGGTTGTATCACCCTGCCAGTCGAGGGTTTCATTTCTGCGGTTAATTTGTTTAACCACATCATCCAAAATCTCTTTAGCGAGGTCTGCCTCTGTATACATTTGACCCTTTTTAAGAAGGGCTTGTGTCCACTTAGCTTCCATTGCACGAGGACAGAAACTGTCCTGATATTTCAACGGAACGGTTGACAAAGTACGTTGTGTAAATGCTGCATCACCGGAGGCGTTAAACGCACAAGTAGTACCATCCTGAGGGAATGGACTTGTGGAAAGCAGTTGAAGAGCTTTTGAACTCTTTACTCCTGAAATGACATTCGCAAGGGCTGCAGTCTCGCCTTCGAACTGAAGTGCGGTAAGCAGTTCTGTTGATGTTTGGTCAACATAGGCCGTAAGGCTTGAAACGGTAAATCCCATTTTATTCTATTTTTTGTTTTTTAATGCTTGTAAACTTTCTGCGAGGGTCTTTCTTTTATCAGCTGCCATTTCGGTTTTTTGCGTTCTGAAGTTGCTTTTGTTATCACCTACCGGATCAGCGGTCGGAGTTTTAGCCAGTTGCTCAACGATTGAAACCAGTTGAACGATTGTAGCGTTAGCGTTAGAAAGCTGAGAACCCATTTCATTAAACCTTTGCTCATAGGCTTCAAACTTTGTTTCGTAGGCTGCAAACTTCTCATCGTAAGAAGCGAATTGTGCGGAGAAATCAGGAGGGGCTGGGGATTCAGCGGCTGGAACTTCAACGGCAGATATTACACCACCATCACCGACCATAATCTTAGTACCGTCTGAAAGTTCATGCTCGCCTGCGGGAGCAGCGACACCGTTAACCAAAACCACACCACCTACTTCAAGTTTGTCAATAGAAACAGGCGTACCATCGGCAAGCGTGTAGTCAGTTGACAGAACCTGAGGGGCTGCGGGAGCTGGAGCATTGCCCAAAAACTTCTCCTTAATTTCTTTAAGCGTATCTAAAACAGTATTCATTAATGAATCATTTAACCCTAAATGGGCATTATGAGTATCTGTCCGATTTAACTTCTTAACGTAGGAGAAAATACCCTCCACAGAAAAACCTTTAACCTCACCTGATTTAATCTTTTCCCATACGGCATCGTTCTCCACCTTAGCTGAAATAAACCAAGTGCCATCTGGTAAGTCCTTAAAAGAAGCCATCGGTAGGATTCCCCTGGCTTTATCAGATACGAATGATTCAAAAATGGTAACCCCTTCAAGTGAAAGGGTAGGGTCGTGGAATAGATTAAGATTCTTTTGGTAGTCCTTTTTAAAGAACTTTAAAGCGATCTGTTTGATGGTCTCAGCGGAGAAGAAAACATTGTACTCGCCCTGATCGTCCCTGCGGTAAATAAGTGAATCAGCCACCATAGCAGGGCCGGAAATGATTCTCTTCTCTTCGTCTAAAGCGAAATGAAGTGAAGCGGTATTGAATGCTAAGAAATTCCTTTCAATAGCGGGTTTATCTACAAGTGCCACAAACGAAACTTCAACGTCTGAAGTCTCATCAGGGTTAATCACCATTTCGTAGGTAGGGAGTTTATCCATACCCGTAAATGGGACAGATTAACTTTTGTCCGATTTAGCCCAACCTTGCGGCTCTATTCAATCTTCTTATTCGGTCTTGATTGTTAGATACATCCGATTCCACCACAAATGCCCTTACCGTTGCATTTCCTATTTGATTAAGCTGCCCCTGATCTAAACGAGTGGTTGAGGACTGAGGAAGTTGAGCTTGTAAAGGAGCAGTAACGGAAGATATAGAAGGAGCAGAACCGCCACCGCTACCTTTTCCGGGAACAGGAGTTGATAAGATTTTTTTAACCTGAACAAGTCCGAAAATACCCGTAGCGATAGCTTGAGCAATGGCATAACCTGGGATTGGAACACCTGAGAATACTTTTAACTGTTTAGCAATGGCAGCGTAGGTATCTATGGTTGCCCCTGCCGCAGCCATTACTTTGCCAGCAGCCGTTTCTCTACCTACTAAGTCTGAGAGAGATGAAAGCCCCGATGCGACCGCCTGCATCATCTTCATCTTGTTATCAAAAGCAATTTGTTGTGCCGCCTCCATAGCAGCGTTATGCTCATCCTCTGCTTGCCTTAAAGCATAGTATTGTTCCTGAGCCGCAGAAAGTTCTTCATCATCCATTCCAGACTGAGCATCCAGTAAAATCCTCCGCATCATTAATGCGTTATCGGCTAAGGTCTGTCTGTTAGTTAAGTCAATACCTAATTTAGTTTGCCAAAAATTAATATCTGTATTGATTTCATTTTCCCTGTTTTGCTTATTTATTGATACAGGATCTTTAGTATCGTTTTTCTTATCACCCGCACCAAATGAAGACCCCAACCCTGAAGTGGTAACCGAAAATTTAACCGCCTTTATCCGGTCGTTTATATCCTTTACCGCAGTATCGTAAACCTTTAAGCCGTCAAGATCACTCTGTATCTGCTTTTCAATATTCTTCTTTAAGAACCTCGGAAGATCAGCCTCAAGTAATTGCTGCCTCATTAATTCAGCTTGTGCGGACTTTTCAGCCGATTGCTGAAGTAGGAAATTAGCCTGTGCTTTTAAACTTTGTACTTGAACATACTTATCGGCATTTTCAGCCATTAACCGTTCAGCCGTTTCTAAATCATTCGTTCTACCCGTTACCTTACCGAGTGAATCGTTATATGCCTTTAAAGCCTGATCCTTTGAAATTAACCCCTGCTTCGCCTGACTGATAGTATTAGCAAGCAGCGACATTTCCTTCTTTGCCGCTACGAAAGATTTAGCTAACTCTTTTTCCGAATCGGCTAATTTGTTCGTTCCCGTAACTGAATCCCATATAGCATACCCCAAAGCAGCGACCCCGGCAATAGCTAAACCAATAGCCCCATTTTTACCAAGTGTATCAATTAA